GGGCGCCGGAAAAACTCTGTGGAAGTTTCTCCGACTAATTTAAAAACAGGGTTACCATCTAGAACAGAGCCCTCACCTTTCGGATCTTTACTGCTTCAATGGTTATTATCGTCCAGACCCCCCTGGACTTGTGGTGTTTCCCTCTGGTAAGCGCGAATCGTACGTTCCCGACACACTGTGTAGATCAATCAGGGTTGACACATTTTATTCCATGCATGTTTGGTGGCGGCCAAATTAAAGCTTCTGCAGTGTTCTGTCCCCTTACCTAGCTTATCCCATCAAGAAGAGGATGGGTGCCCTAGGAATAGTCAGGGAGTCTGCTATCTCACTCATGCACGTTAGTCAACCCACACAATGAATCTCAACAGTGTGTGTGGAATTTCGGAATTCGGACCGAGGCGTTGAATCACATGCGTGACACAACAACCTTAGTAACTTTTCCGCCTCCAGTAAGGTTGAGGGCCACCACGGCCCCTTGTATCTGCGCTCGCACGACTGCGACCGCAACGTAACTGTAAGAGTCACCACCTTCGTGTACCTCCCCAGTCGCGCCGTCACCCCGGATCGTCATGCGGTCAGGAACATTGCTCCCAACCACACTCACAACCCAATTCCCGGGTGCGACTAAAGTGGCAGTCCATTCAGTGTCAGTGGCACGAAAATCGGCAAAATGAGGCCCGACTTCTTCCTCTTCAGCACTAGTTTGGGAATCCCGTTGAACAAAGGTAGGATCACTAAAACGTATGGTGTATTCAAAGTAGAGGTCCCCAAGATCCCCCACCCCGCTATCACACCCGTGTACAGACAGTATGACCCTACCAAAATCCACCAATTTGCCGTTCTCATTGGTGGAATCCCTTATGTATCTCCTCTTACTATCACCACGGATTTTCATCAACAGGTTTTGACTCACCTCAGAACTCACCATGCTGGTGTAACCTGCCATCTGCTGCCTGCTAGTGGGGACCGGATCGGTGCTGTCATCAGTGAAAGCGAGTGAGATCATCCCATTGGTTTGGAAACTCCTAGCCGGGGAAAACCGCACTGCCATACTGGTAATCTGGTATTGATTGAACCGGTTAGCAAAACAACTAATGGTGGGAAAACTACCTACGTCAGACGGATTGATCCGCCATGAGCTAAAGGTGGGAGAAGAGCCCGTAGATCCGGTGACAGTGGAGATGAATTCAGCTTTGGATATGTTCGTGGATTTCCCAGCTTGTCCTTCAATAGTGTGATTGTTGGGGTTCTTGACCTTGTTCCGCTTGGGCATAACAACTACAACGGGACCGTCAGAAATTCCGGTCGCCAGTCGCGCTGCCCTCTTTTGAGCCGTGGTCAAGGAAGCCCAACCCTTGGATCGCAGCTTAACAGCCCAAGCTACCCCAGAAACGGCAGCCTTGGTTGTTGCTGGATGATTTGTTATCGCACTGGAGTTTGTCATTCTTTAGTGTCAATTTTTATGTGTTGAAGTTTGGAGTTATCTGTGTAATGGATCTAAAAAGATTGTATCGCCGCCGCGACAAAGACAGTTCACAAAGAGTATGAGGAAACTGAGAGTTATGATTTGATTAAGAGTAATCAGCGGGGGCAAAATTTCAGAAATTGAAAACGATCTTATTGCGAACTTCCATCGTGTCAGCAACAAAAACGTAACTACCCCCACTATTACCCTTAGGTGCATCTTTATCCACAGCCGCATGGGCTACTAGCCTTTTCCCAGTTCCCCTCCCCTTTGATCCAACTGCTTGCCGCGGTTTCTTTTTCCCACCCAATTTGATTTCCTTATGTTCGATTTCCATTTACTAGAGAGGTGATGATTTCCGCCAAGAATTCAGGGGGGCCAGCAGACAGGTCAATTTCCATATTAATCTTCCCAGCAGCAATCTCATGTTCCAATGCGGTTTGCACATCGGGCACGATACCGGTCATCAGATAAAACGAAAACCGAGCCTCATCACTAATTGCTCTATAGCCCCGCTTGCTGTTCTTGGCCAGAATGTAAAACCCCGTCCCCTCCAATAAACCCTCCATGTTCTTCAGCTCACAACTTTCAGTCGAATCAACCATTTTCTGATAAAATTCTTGCATAATCGGTACGCCCCCAGTTAATCTGATTCCACACATCCCCACTGCACGCAACCACTTTTTCGCCTGTTTGACCGAATCCCAACGCACTGTACTGTGACAATCTTTAGATAGGGCCACATCCACCGTACGGACCATCAACCAGGTTTCGCCATCGAACATAGGCTGCATCTGACAAAACACAATTTCCTCGAAGTTCCGAACAGGTTTCTCAACAATGCATTTGAAGCCGAATCTAGCCCAGCCTGGAGCAACCAAGGCCATAACACGGGCGGCATCCAGTTCATCACACACGACTACACAGTCGTCACCGTTGTTGATCAACCTGCAAGGCACACCTCTGAGTACGTGTTTCGTAATCAAACATGCCAGTGCACAATTACCGAGACCGGTGTTCATATCCCCCGATTTCCTACCCCCTTCAGTTTTGTACCTACAGTAACCATTGGAACTCAGACCAATCCCGAAACTGTGGAGCTGCATATCAAGCAACTCACGCAGCTCCGGGTCATTTGAAAAACAGCCCATGTATAGGGAATGTTCGAATTGAAGCGCTGGGACAGACACGTGTTGGTCGAATCTCTCCATATCAAAACCAATCGCCACGGGCCTGGAATACTGGCACCAAGCGCCCCGAATATGTTGTCCCACTTCCTCCACGGTATATCCTTTCATAACAGTAGGCCCACCCCAAATACGGTCGAGAGCTCGACAAGCATGTTTCTCGAATTTCTTCAAGTACAAGCCCAACTTCACGTTGTATCTGGGGTTCCTCGGCTGGATAACCCTAGGAGCCGGGTCTGGTTTCTTAGACTGATTAAATTTTTCCGCCTTGACAAACGTCCGTAACTCAGCGTCCTTGCGATCGAGTGGTCTCTCTGATAGACTTTCTGCGGCCTGTTGATAAATGGTGCGTTTCCTGCCCTGATACAAATCCACAAATTGCTCCGTGGAGATCCGGGTATGTTGACCACACACATTCACAAACCTGCGACGCAGATACGCCATCTCTTTGAAAACACCCTGCTCAGGGCGCGGACAAGCTTGTAACTCACCTTTTTGTTTGTTTTCCACGTAGTAGACTCTTTCGATGAGACCTCTCCTGAGGTTTTGGTACGAATTGTTGTGGATACTGAACTGGTACCCACTATGCATCGTGTTTAGTTTGTAGAGTCTCCTAAGTTTAGGGGCGTTGGTTTTCTCCACCTCAACCACAGACGGGTGCGACCCCCTACGAATCTTCGTACACACACCGTCGAGATGGAAAAGACCCCCCTATTTATTAAACTGAACCGCTGCCCGGGGTGGGGCGCCGTTCAGAGTGTACCATGCTTCCGCCCAACTGTTCGTGGAAAGTGGATGTTTCACTAGATTTAACCACCATTGGTCAATTTGTTGGGCGTCATGGAGGGCAACACGACGTGCGTACGCACGGTAAGAATTCAGCAGTTTCGTGCCCTGTATTTCAGCGATGTCGGGAGTAAACACTAATGCCTTGGCCACCTCCGTAACCTCCCTGGCGTGAGACGCCACCAGATGTTGTTCCTTACATAGACCGGCCACATACTTGGCAACCGCTAGTTCGTTGGCCCTGGTGGGTGAGGGAGTGCACCCGAAGTGCATTTTAGCCTTCCGCACCACGTCCATGACGAATTGCCCCTTTTGGTGCCTGTTAACTTTCCTCTTGCGACTCACTACAACCATCTTACCTTCGCTATCAGCCTCCTTCTTTTCCTCTAGGGTTGAGGCCTCCAACATAGAAATGCCTTCATCCTCTTTCCCAGCGGATTGGTCCAGTTCAACCTGAAAGGGGCTGTACCCCAAGTTTGGATATTGTGGGACAGTGGGTATTGAGAGACCCCCACTTTGTACGAAATCGCTGACAGTGTTAACTGCGGCAATTCCGAACTCAACGGTACCCACGGTTACTCTGACTACAGCTGCAGCATACAGACAACAGCCAAGGACACCTAGGGTACCGGAACCAATCACTAACTCTTTAGCCAATTTGGAAAATACACCCATTTTAGCCAACGCAAAATAGTGGAAGAACGAAATCTAACACTCGGGAGTCCTGCCAGAAA